TTACGGATACGAGGAGTGAGATGATAGAACTACTGTGGATGAATGAGGATGAGTTAAGGGAGCACTGCCATTTGTTGGTAGAGGCTTTGCTCACCTCGGAGCATCACAGGATAGAGTTGATTAACAATATGGGGAAAGCGTTGGCATATGGATACAACAGAGGATACGCAGATGCGTCTGTACAACTCAAGATTGAGACTCAAGCGGGAGATGCAAAGAGCATTGTCTTGCATTAGTCCTGGGGCTAAAAGGTATTTAGCTAAGGAGTGGAAGGAGAAGTATTCTGATATTGTTTATAAAGAATTGATTAGATGTGCTAGAAACAGAGATGCTGCAGAGACTATTTCAAAGTGGAATTTAGATAAGTTATGAAGATTGCGGTTATTACCCCTTATTACAAAGAGAGTATGCAAGTTCTCTCCAAATGCCACAACAGTGTTGTCAAGCAAACTTACACAGACATTACTCACTTTATGGTGTCAGATGGTTTTCCTAAGTGGTTTTCTTTTAATGTTGAGCATCTCATCTTACCTAACGCTGGTGACTACGGAGATACGCCCAGAGGTATAGGAGCTGCTGTAGCAAGTAGTAGGGGATATGACGCTGTAGCTTTCCTGGACGCTGATAACTGGTATGAGCCTGACCACATAGAAAGAATGGTAGGGGTTATGAAGGAATCAGGTAGACCTATAGTGACTTGTCCTAGAAACCTTTTTAAAGAGAACGGGGACTTTCTGGGTGTAGATATAGAGTCAGACGGATATGAGTTTAACGATACCAACTGTTACCTGATTGACAAGTCTGTATACGGGATTAATTCTTGCTGGATGTTCAAAACAAAAGAACAGGCACAAGTTGGGGACAGGATACTTTGGCAAGCCATTAAGAAACTTGATATACAAGTTGCCAGGTCTACAAGACCCACCATCAATTACACAACCAAATTACAAATGCACTATCAACAACACGGGGAGACGTTATGAAGGGCGGAGCAATCACAAGAATAGAAATACACACACTTGCTTGGACAACCGTTGACCCGAAGATAATTAAGGCTCATACCGACACTTGTAAGTTCTTAGGGTTAAATGTCAACTACACCATTCAAGACATTCGCCACGGTGAGTGGATGGACGGTGTGATGCGTAGTACAAAAGCAGATGTTGTCCTATTCTTAGATATTGACTGCGTACCTACCAACAAGCTCATAGTTGACAAGGCTATTGCCTGGGCACACGTTAACAAGTCATTTGTGGGTATAGCGCAGGTAAGCAACCACATACCTCCTTACTCACATATATTTGCTGCTCCTGCTTTCTTTGCCATTTCTAAAGAAGGACTGGAGTTAATGAACAGACCTACCTTCTTAGAGACAGAGCAGTGTGATGTGGCTGAGAACGTCAGCTACGCAGCAGAGATGATGAAAATACCTTACAAGACCATTTACCCAACACATTACTTTAAACCACCAGCAGAAGGTATTTGGAAGCTCCACACCTACGGTGAGTACGGTATAGGAACACACTTTGAAGGCGGTATCTTTCATTTGTACCAGGGAAGAACTCCTGATAACACACTTATATTTGAGAGTGCCTGTAAAGCAATACAAAACAATTCTTTTACCTTAGAAGCATTTAGACCGTGTAAATATGAACTTTGACCTGCAAAAGTTTTATAAGTTCTGTGCAGAGCTTAAGATTGAGACCAAAGAAGAAGGTCTCAAGAAAATGGGTAAACTCCTGGGGACACAGACGTATGTGATGCAAGAGATAGACAAAGGACTTAAGGAGGATGTACACTTCTTTGTAATTTTGAAAGGTCGTCAACTTGGAATCACAACTGTCTCTCTTGCCCTCGATTTATACTGGCAGTTCACACACCCAGGATGGCAAGGTACGCTGGTTAGCGATACAGAAGAGAACAGGGATATGTTCAGAAGCACTCTGGGAATGTATATTGACGGTCTTCCCAAAGAGTACAAGATTCCACTGGTTGCCCACAATAGAAACCAGATGGTACTCAAGAACAGGTCAAGAATTTTTTATCAGATTGCGGGAAACAAAGCTCGTCTGGGGCAAGGTAAGGCTATCACTTATCTACACGCTACTGAAACTGCATCTTGGGGTAATGACGAAGGTCTAGCCTCCCTGATTGCCTCTCTTGCAGAAAAGAACCCTCAACGTTTGTACATCTTTGAATCCACTGCACAGGGATTCAATATGTTCCACGATATGTACAAGACTGCTAAGAGAGCTAGAACCCAGCGTGCAATCTTTTGTGGCTGGTGGCGTAACGAATATTACTCAGTAGAGGCAGACTCTAAGGAGTACAAAGTTTACTGGGATGGAAAACTCAAACCAGAAGAAAAAGAATGGGTGAAAGAGATTAAAAAACTCTACGGTGTAGAAGTAAACTCTAGGCAGATGGCATGGTGGCGGTGGAAGATGGCAGAGGGAATAAAAGACGAAACCCTGATGTACCAAGAGTTTCCACCTACAGAGGACTATGCTTTTGTGATGACAGGAACTTCTTTCTTTTCTAACAGCAGGTGTACAGATGCAGCCAAACACGCCAAAACCCTTGACTACGAATGTTATAGATATGCCTTTGGACAACTCTTCCAAGACACAGAGTGTCTACCGTCCTCAGACCGTTTGGCAACGCTACGGGTATGGCAACAACCGATTGATACCGCCTACTACGTTATCGGGGCAGACCCAGCTTACGGCAGCTCAGATTGGGCTGACAGATTTTGCATACAAGTCTATAGAGTCTATGCAGACGGACTTGACCAAGTTGCTGAGTTCGCCACATCGGAGCTTAACACTTACCAGTTCGCTTGGGTCATTGCTCACCTTGCTGGAGCATACAAAAACTCGACTCTTAACCTCGAAGTCAACGGACCAGGACAAGCAGTCATCAACGAACTCAGAAACCTAAAACGTCTAGCCGCTGCCATACAAGGTCCTATGGCAAGAGACATGATGGACGTACTCGGTAGTATGCAAAACTACATCTGGCGTAGAAACGACACTATGGGTGGTCTGTCCAACTCCATAGGTTTTCTTACTACTTCTAGTTCTAAAGAACGTATGCTCTCATACATGAAAGATTATTTCGAACGTGGCATGATGGGAATCTTTAGCATGGACTTGCTAGAAGAGATGAAAGGCATAGTCCGTGAAAACGGATTTATAGGCGCACCTGGTCGTGGCAAAGACGATAGAGTAATTGCTGCAGCACTGGCGACCATTGCATGGGCAGAACAAGTACAACCTAGACTCATTGGTATGCGCCTGTCCAAAGATATGTCTCTCAAACAAGATGCCTACACTCCTGAACAAATCGCAGTAGGCAAGAATGTGAGTAATTACTTAAAGATGATTGGCGTATACGGGGGGAAAGATGCAACCTCTTACTAAACAACAACTTAAAAAAGAACTCAAACTCTTCCTAGATGACAAGGACAGAGGCATTTCTATCAGGAACTTTTGCGAGATTGCGGGTATATCCGAGCGTTTGTTCAACTACATCATCAAAGAAAACAAACTACCTATGACTGAATCTACCCAGCGTGGACTCAACAGGGCGTATATACACTGGAAAGAAGGAAAGATAAAGGTAATGAAGAAACGTACAAATGAAACTTACCCTGATTACAGGAAAGAACCTGTACAACCTTTAATACCTATGAGTAAGCTGGTTATGACGCATACGGGGTTTAAAGTACAAAATAAGCCTCTAAATAGGCATGACTATGCAAATTTCGACAATATTTTGTTAAAAACTTGAAAAAGGGGGTGATATGGGAGTTCTTAAAGACTATATGTGCACAGAACACGGTGTATTTGAATCTAGGGAGGCAAAATGCCCTATAAAGTTCTGTACAGGCGATTTATCTGTAATTTTTCTCCAACCAGTGGCTATAAAGTCAGAAAAGACAAAAAGAAACGATAAAAACCTAAAACAACTGGCTTTAGAGTTTGATATGACCGATATTAAGTCCACAAGAGCTGGTGAACACCAAGATGGCTACCTAAAACGCAAAAATAAGCTATCTGACAAAGAATTTGCCCAAGCTGGTGAGGCTATGGCTCATAATCAGAAGATGCAAGAGGAACAATTGGTTCAACAACGCCTATCTGGCGCAATGTGGGGCAATGGTGGTAATATCAACCTTAAATCCGTCATGGGTGGGCAGTTTAGACCTGTAGCTGACGAATCTGTTAGCGTTTTACCCAAAAGTGTAGGACAATTTGTACCACCAAGACCAGGTGCGGGTACTCAGGTAGACCACGAGGGATTAAAAATTAATACAAGTGCGGAGTAGAAATGAAAATACCAAAAGGGATGCTAGACAGAGATGAGTTCTACAGAGACCTCATTTATAAATGCGAAGTGTCCCTTAACTCCAGAAGAGTTGACTATGCTTCATTACGCAACTGGTACTTGTTTGGAAACGGACCTGATGAA